ATGAACAATAAAGTTTGCAAGGAATATATTAGGGAAATAAAAACGGTTTTCCCTGTTAAAAGCAAGCAGGAACGGGAGTATATCAAGAATCTGAGCAATGATATTGCGGATTTTTGTGAGCAAGAGGGTATAACCTCTAAGGAAGAATTGTACAACAATTACGGAAGTCCGATTGATGTTGTTTCGCAATATTTTTCAGCAACGGGGATTCCCTATGTTGTCAAGAAAATAAGGGCAGGCAAATACATCAAAAGACTTATTGCGGTTGTACTTATTCTTGCACTCATATCAACTGTTACATACTGCATTGTTTTGCATGAAGACCATCAGATTACAAAAAGACAGGAAGCTGTTATAGCCGAAGATGTAATCGAATAGTATAAATTCCGTTCGGATTTTTTTAAAATTTACAGACCGATTTCAAATTTGATTTTGAAGTCGGTCTTTTTTGTATATACGCTTTTTACGCAATGAAAATACATATTCTGATTGTATTGTATCAATAGACATTGTAAAAAGCAATACTTATTAATATTTTCTTTATCTAAAAGTCATATATTCATATCTGCCAATGCTTGAATAACCATATGCAAACATAGCAAACAATATAAATACTGACCAAAATTTCAAGAATTTTATAGTCGTATCATATTTCGATGTTGTGTACATTTTGTTTAAGTCATCTAAATAAGCAACTATATTATTAATTAGAATAGATACAAGATCAAGGTCGCTAAACGAATCGGCTACGGTTACCGTGATGAAGACTTCTTTTTTACCTTGATTTGCTATCTTTCTATTCCGTCTGTCCGTTCACCATCCCACAAAAAATCGTGATGAACCGAAAAGCGACAGGTAAAAACCTGTCGTTTTTTCTGGCTCCCCCAACTGGGCTCGAACCAGTGACATCATGATTAACAGTCATGCGGTTTATTTTGAAAAAGTCAGTATTCATCGGTATTTTCGGGCTTTTAAAAACTGTGTCTGTAGTAAATCTGTAGTAACTGCTGAAATTAAAAAAATATTTACTTTTTCTAAAAATATTAAAAAAAGCGTTGACTTATCACTCAATGGGTGATATAATATAGTCAAGATAAAGAAAGGGGATATCGAAATGACAAGAACGGAAAATAAAGAAATCACAGTAAAAGATTGGTTCGCTAATAAGGTAGCAAATGAGCTTGGCAGGAACATCACAATGTGCTATGTCTTTGCAATTTTGAAAGAAACAGAAAAAGCCGTATATGCAATGCTTAATGTTGGATGCTATCAGCGCAAGACAATGTGGATTCCGAAGTCTGTTCTTGTTGAAGAAGATGTTCCCGAACAGTCAAATCACAAAGTAATCTATACAGATGATTACGACAGATCAGTTGAACTCTTCAACGACCATTGGTCAGATTTTGTTTAAAAAAGGAGCAAACACTATGAAAATCAGAACATTTAATGACTTCAAAAATCTTAAAGAAGGCACTTGGCTTGAAGATGCCAGCGGAATCAGCGAAGTAGTGACCGCTTACGGCGAGCGCAATTCTTGCATCGGTCTTGCCGAAGTGGTATTCAACGATGACGAAAGCGATGAATACACACTTGGCACGAAGAATCCGAATGTAACTTTTCACGATGTCAAAGGAGCTGAAATCATCTCTTGAACACCATATACATTGAAAAATCAGCCTACTCTTATCTTCGAGAGTGGGCAGACAAAGACCGACTGAAATGTTCCTTAGCCGAACCGTTTTTCCAAAAATGTGAAATACGAAAAAAAGATAATCCTGAATACGTGCTATATGTCGAATCAAAAGAGCTTCAAAGAAGATTTTCTCTGAAAATCAACAAAAAACTGTTCGCTAAAGGCGAGTTCTTTCCTACTCCCGAAGGTGTGAACGATTTTCAAATTCATTATAAACTTGCAGAAGAAGCTGAAATGAGCCAAGAACAGCTTAATCTAATGATGATCTTGATAACTTCGTATGTTCACACAAACGCTTTTCTGTGGTACGGAAATTTTCTTGACCGTGACAAGCGAGAATTTTCCGCTGTAGGAAAAAATCAAAAAGGCAACAAAACAATCGTGTTCAGACCTTTTCAGGACCAATTATATGCCGCATCAGTCGGTCACCACCGCAGCCCTGAAGGAGTGTTCCAAGTTCGCGGACACTTCCGCAGATATCAGACCGGTAAGGTCATTTGGATTGATGGCTTTATGAAAGGAGTTGATAAAGTTGACGATTAAAGAGGCAAGGCTCAACGCCGGATTAACTCAACAGCGAATGAGCGAAGTTTTTGAAATTCCAAAGCGAACAATTGAAAACTGGGAAACCGGCAAGCGAACCCCCCCTGCGTATGTCGAAAAACTTGTAATCCGTGACCTTGAAAGGATTGCAGAAGAAAATAACAGCAAATAACAAACTCCCCTCATCCACTTTTTACGGCCACTTTTTACGGCGGATGAGGGGAATATTTTTCTGCAATTATGTGTTTGTCAAGACATTAAGAATGTCCTTTAGGTTTTAATCAGCTGAGTGCCTTTTTTGCGTTGGCGATTTTGCTGTCTTTTGCTCGAATACCGTCATTGATAAGATGATAGATAGCATTGATTGTCTTCTCGCCGACAATGCCGTCAACCGTGACCTTACCTGCTCTCTGTGCCTCTTTTACAGCTTTCAGAGTACCGTCCCCGAAACCGTTTGAATTATCGACTTTCGTCTTGATGATACCCATATTGTAGAGTGTAATCAACTGCTTTTTGAATGCGAGTGTTGCTGTATTGTGTGCGCCGTATTTAATCATTTCCTCATTCTCCTTATTTGATGTTTTACCGCCAAGCTGTGCGGTTACTTCACTTGCAAGATTGCCGAGCCTGTTATAGAGCCAGTCACCTGGGCAGGATTTATTTGCAAACCACCTATGTACAGTCAAGACCATTTCGCCCGATTTCGGCGAATAATTCAGTGTCTTGTCCTCATTACCGAACCAAAGCAGTTTAGTTTTGCCGTTTCGCTTGCAGATGTCAACGCAGAGTGCAACGAGTTTGTTATAAACCTTGCTGTTCATGGTGTACGGAGCTACCGTGTCGCTTGCACATTCAATCGTAACAGCTCTCTGGTCATTCGCATTACTTGACGAACACCAAGAACGATTACCTTCATCAACACAAAGCAACACCCTGCCGTCATAGCCAATACCATAGTTACAGCTTGCCTCATTTTTCGTGTTCATAAAGATGTTGCCGAGGGTTTCGACACTGCACTGGCCTACTACGCAATGTGGAGTAATGCGGTCAATACTGTGTGTGCGTTTACCGCTGTGGTTTGGACTTAATTTTGTGTAATTAACAAGTTTTGAGTTACTCATAGTCATTCCTCACTTTCTGAATCTGTTTTCGTTTCGACAGTTGTCTTTAATCTCTTAACGATTGATACCAAAAATTTCGGCAATGGGATTCCGATTTCCGAAAGGTTTTCAAGGATTGAAATTAATTCGTTGATGATAAACCAAATCGTAACAATCATGCCGATACAGTAGTTAATTTGCAGGTCGATTCCGCAGTTGACAAGTGCCGAGCTGATGAGATAGTCGCAACAATACCGACCGCTACAGCTACGATATAGCCTACCTTTTTGATAATGCCTGTTACACCGACACGGCTGTTAAGCGTGTGACTGATGTATGCCTGTGCCATTCCTGTGATATAGTCGATAATCATTACCGCAATCATCACAGCAAACGGCACAAGCAAGATGTTAAGATATGCGACAATTGCTCCGCACGCAGTGGCAAATAACGCCTGTAAAATATTTTCTTTCATTGTTTACACCTCACTTTCGGCAGGCTCGTCAACGGTTGGATTGTCGCCCCAAACCGCCATGACGGCATTGTAGTATTCGTCAGAGAGAACCTTTCTCAACTGTTCTCTGCCTGATTCATCATTCATATAGGCATTGCGGATGTTTCCGCCTACCTGCATTTCTTCACCGTTAAAGGTCAAAAACTGCTGTCTGAGTACCGACACGCTGTCCTTTGTTAGCATATCAAGTGTGATTTTTTCTTTAAGTTCCATAATTTTTACCTCCGTTATTTAATTTTGTACAAGCAAATCACATTAATTTGCTCGCCGTCTGCGAATGTATATGCGGTCTTATCCTGAGTCGAAAACTGTAGCCAAGTGTTATTTTTCGGAATGGCAAATTTAAAGAGCTTGCCAAGGTTTGAAATACCGACACAAAAAACATTGTCCTCGGAAATACATTTGTACGGCAAATCAATCAGCGGACACATGCTATTGCCGGCAAGAGATACTGCGTTCATTTTGACCGTTGCACTGACGATTACGATGTCACCAATCGTCTTATATGTACAGCTTGCACATTTGATTTTATCGGTGACGGTTGAATATGGTGTGAGCTTTGATGTACCGCTCTCTATGTTCGCAGAGTCGTATTTGGTCGCAAGGAGCGAATCAACCTCAGGTGCAGTGTAAGATTTAGTCGGTGTGTCGCCAGACTTAGCAGTCGGAACATACAATAGACGACCACCGGCGCTCCGACTACGACCTCCAGTACTACCATTGAAAATCTGATAGAAACTGCCCGCATTAATGCCACTCTGCCAACCACCGCCAAATTGAGTAATACGGGTACCGTTCAAGTTTTGTGTAATATAGAGATAATCACCAACAGGCAATGCGGATGTGCCACCGATTTCTGAGGGCATCAGTAACCAATCATAATTCTCACTACCATAACCCATAGCTTTTATAAAGCCATTTGCATTTGGAAGCGTGAAACCAACGGGCTCATAATTATCAGAATGTTTCAATTCATTGAATACAAAGTCGTTTGCAACATAAGGTTGACCGCCTGCCATTGTTCCATCGCCCCAAATGTTGATACCTTGAACTTGCTTAGCGATATTACCCCACGGATTCTCAATACCTCGGTAGGAAACGGAAACTTTATCGTTTACATTGTAAGTTGTTTTCGTACCGCCTATTTCATTAATAGTTTCTTTTGCCTGACCTGTACTATTACCAAGGCCAACGGTTGAGCCCGTCAAACTTGAACAGTTGTATGACGCATTATTGGGAATATTCACAATACCCTGACCAATTCCTCTTTGCGAGTTCATTATGCCGAGTTCAATCATCATAAGAAGTTGATTTGCACTTACTGCCTCGATTGTTTCGAGGTGCCAGCCTGAACCACGGTTTTGTGCCATCTGCTCAAGGTTTACTTTAGTTCCGATTCCTTTTCTTAAGCCACTAATAGGCTTTTTACCTGCAACTGAACAAAGCAAATCACCGTCCTCATAAACGATAGACTCATCAATATTATCGTTGACATAAGCTTTAGCAGAGACATCAAACATACTGCCTTCATCAGCCGAAAAAAGTATGTAGTCAATCTCGTTACCGTTTTCGTCATAGAATGCTGGATGCAGTTTGAACCCTGTTTTTGGCTTTGAGCTTACATAGTAGTTCGCCTTCCGTAGATGATAGCCGATTCCTGAATCGGTGTTTTTTTCCAATTTTAGCGGAATGACCTTATAGTAAAATGCAGGCTGATAGACCATGACCTGACCGTTTGAGCCGTCCTCGGCATAATTTTCGTCACCGTAGTATGCCGTGATTGTGCCGTCATCCAAAACATTACATCTTTTTCTTCCGCCATACATTTCAAATTTATTAAAATCTGCTCCCTGAGAGAGATTGACCGCTCCTGCAAGCCGAGTAAAAGTCTTATTCTCATAATCAACGCAAAGTCCTACTATGTCATCATCTGTATAGCCAATGTATGCCTTAACATCGTCAACATCTGCCTTGTCTGCTTTGTTGCAAAGCAATTTATCAGTTTCAGTCTTATCGGCTTTTGCAAGAAGAGCATTGTAAACCGTACCGCTCGTGAGATAGCACGGGCTGTTATTTTTGGGTTCGCTGTCAAACGGCATTGAATTGAGCTTTTGGGCAAGTTTTTGGTCTGTTTTTTCCTTCGTATATGCGTCCGTAATTCCGTAGCCTGCGAGTGTAGTTGACTTATCGGCTTTTTTCGCAAGACTATTATTCACATCAGCTATGTTAGCTTTATTATTCAGCGTTGTCTCAGTGCTTTGCAAACGGGAATTAATCAAATCAATGTCGCTTTTGTTTGCTTTTTTCGTAAGATTTGTGTCGACTGTATCAAGCCTTGCTCCAAGTGAATTTTGACCGCCTCTTGCTGTGGCAACCTCTCTACAGATTTCAGCGGTCGTGCCAGCGCTGTCTTTAATGATCATGCTCTTGTCAAGAAGACTTGGAGTCACTTTAACTTTTAAAGCGAGCGGTGTATTCAACACCTGCGTTTCGCCGTTTGCAATTTTGATTTCAATCGCCAAAAAGCCTGACATAGACTTGAAATTTTCGAGTGGAACGGTAATAACATCCGCTGCGCTATTTATCGTGCAAGCAACTGAATCCGAAATTAAATATCCATCAGTTGCAAAAGTCGCAGTTACTGTGCAATCTGCAAAGGTCATTTTTTCACCGCTTGCCGTTAAAGTAACATCAAGATAGCGAACCGCTTTATCATTTACATTTGCAATTGCAACAACATTCGGTGCGTTGCGGTCATTTACATCAATTGTAATTGATTTATGTTTCATACTAATTGCCATTATTTTTTAAACCTCCTTTGAATTTTTAATAAATCAGACATTGACATTTCCAAATCGCCGATTGTGATTTCTTTATATTTCTGCGATACGCTGTCGTAGACTGTTTTTGAAATTCTTCGGCTGAAATTCGTGCCGTCCGGCATCACTATCGTCACTTCGTCGTAGAGTTTGATTGCATTCATTTTTGTGAGCTCGTTTTCAAAAGTTACTTTTATGCTCAGCGATTCCGCTGTTTGTTCAGTCGAATAATTGTAGTCAGCAACCGCATTTCGCAAGGCATCTCTGACTTCTTCGTAGTTTTCGCCTGTGCTCTTATTTAAAGTGAATTTTTTGATTTTGCTTGTGCAATCATACAAATATGTGTTTTTAATGCTCCGTTTTAAACCTGTTTCATACGGTTCAAAGCTTGACACGACCACTTCGTCTTTATCCGTAGTGCCGCACCTTGCATAAGGCATCACATGTGTGTAGTAGTTGCCGATTTCAGCAGATTGTTTAAAATCTGACACATTAGCGCCGAAAGCAATCCGATAGCCGCTTTTCGCTCCTGCTACACTGCTTTTATCGAAACAGACATCAAAATTATTGAAATATAGAAAACCGTCAAACTGGCGAATTAGTCCTTCGTCATCGTCTTTGAAAATATCCTCAAACTTTACCGCCTGTGAATAGCCTAAGTAGATTCTTTTCTTTGCTGTGATTGATGAGCTGAAGCTAAACCACTTGTATGGAGCTTCAGTGAACCACATATATAAGGCTTTCCGCTTTGGCTGTAATCGCACATGAAATGGTCAATAAGCTCTTTCGGTGTGCCATACATTGAACCGTCTGTCGCACGAGGGATTGTTCCGTTTTGGAAAAACATTCTTGAAACATGTTCACCCGAAACGGTCAAGTCGCCGTTCTTATCAACTTCAATTTTGGTCGCATAGAAGATTTGCGGTTCGGTCACATTGTTGACCTTAGCCTTAATAAATGAGGTTATTTTGATTTTTGAAACGAGCTTGTCCGTGCTTTTAATCTTTGCGCTAAAGCTGTATGTGCCGTTTTCTTCCATTGTGGTCAAAAACTCGGTGCATTCATTCAAGAACCCGAAGCCGTTTGATTCCAACAAGGCGGTTGGATTCTTATAATAATCCGCTGTTTCGTATAAAATCGGTTGCATTTCTCATAGCCTCCTCCAGTTCGGTTTTATTTCAACATCAGTAAAAGTGTTTGCGTTCTTTCCTGAAATTTTAATCTTGTTCCACCCCGGTGTAAGTTTCGGAAATTCTGTGCAGATGATACAGTTATTTGCTAATGTTTTACCGTCATCAAAAGAGGCGGTCTGTTCTTCTGAATTGAGTTCTATGTAATCCTTATCCGAGGATGTCTTTACCGTCAGGGTTTGACCGTCATTAACGGTCAGTATCAGCGGCGTTATTTTTGCCCCTGAATTAATGATTTTAATAAAAGGTTCAGCGGCATAGCTTTCAGGGTTGAAAAGCTCAATTTCAGCAGTTTGAGTTGAAGTTGATTTTACTTTTATTGTTTCCTGTCCTAAATCGCTATACCAGAACGGCACTCGGCTGAAATTTATTGTCGTTGACAAGCAAAGGGGGGCAATCTCTTCTATTGGCTCAACCCCTGTGCAAATTGCTTTGCTGAAATAGCCGGGGTTGTATGTGTCTCTGAAAATTTTATATTCACCGTCCCAAACGGTAAGCCATTCGGCGAATGCTCTTACAAGCTCTGCGTTATTTTCGTTTGGGACGATGTACGGATAACTGTTGACCTCAATCTGCATTTCAACATTATCGAAAACACCATTGTCGGAAATCACTCCGCCGTTTTTTCCATAAACAGAGATAAAATCAAAACTGCGTTTCGCTATCTGATATTTGGGAGTGCTTGCTATAAAGAAGCCTAATGTTCGCAAATCAATGCCGTTGTATGTAAAACTATGCCTCATTTTCAGCCTCCCAACCTTGACGCTTCGCCGTCAAGGGTTTCAACAATTGCCGCTGAAACACGACGGTTAAAATCGTCAACATCCATGTCATTATTAATTACCACATCGCCTGTAAATTTAATCTCAATCGTAGGTGAATTTGTAACAGTTTTTGACATTTGACCGTTTACCGTCGCATTTTGGCTTTGCGTGCGAATGTCTGCAAATTTATTGTTAATTGCTCCGATTGGATCACCTTCAACAGCTGACAAGGCTCTTGAAGTTAAAGACCTTACTGTTTTTTGCGTTTCGACAATTTCATCGGCGATTCCAAGACGATAGCCCTCGCCGAAGTAAGCTCCAAGTTTTCTCGTCTTTTTTGATGGTGAGTGTGAATCCTGTGCATTTGCAAGAGAAATAAGACCTGTCTCTGCGAGTTGTCTCGCCTGCCTATTCATTTCCGCATGGAGACTTCCTGTAGGTCCGCCCTCGCTCAAGCCTTTAATATAGCCCTGAGTAAATTCCTTACCTTTTTGATAGCCTTTGCCGTAACTTCCCGAAAGACTATCTTCGGTTTCATTAAGAACCTTTTTGCCTGAATCATCAACTTTTTTAAGAGCCTCTTCGTCTTTCATACCGTTGCTGACGCCCTCGGTGCCGTTTTTACCGGCAGCGGTGCCGTTGCCTTCAAGTTTGTTAAGTTCACTGGTTGCTCTATCTACAAGCTCGTGTGCGTTATCAACCATTTTTTGAGTAACGCCCGGTTGATTTTCGTCCATTGCGGTTTTCAAAAGTTCGTAGTTTGCGGTAAAGTTTGCAAGCTGGTTTTCAAGGCTTTCTCTTGAACCTGTTTCGGCATCAATAAAACCGTTTTTGATTTTCTGCTGTTGCGCATTGATTTCGTCAGCTTTGCCCGTAGCGATTGCGGCAACCGTGCCGTACATATCATTGTACTTAGCGAGCTCGATTTCTGCTCTTTCCTGCAATTCTTCGGCTTCTTCGACTTGGTCTTTTGTTATGCCTTCAACACCGTCCTTGTATGCCAACCTTAGATTCTCAGCATTTGTCCTAAAATCATTGACCTGCTGTTCGAGAGCATCTTTGTTGCCGGTGGTGTAAGTGATTAAATTATTTGACAAGTCCGACATTGCGGCTTTAATTTCTTTTGTGTTACCTTTAGCATTTGCCGCTGTGAGATTTTCATAATTTTGGATTGTGGTGTTATAATCAACTACTTTTTTCTGATATTCCTTATACTTGCCATCTGCTTTGTCAAACTCTATTTGTTTAGCCTTTAAATTGTTTTTGGCTTCATTTTGCGCCTCGCTGTAAGCTCTTCCGACGGATTTTGATAAATCTTCAAAATGTTTATACATATTTTCGCCGTTTTGAAAATCTTTGAGTATTTCTTGGTAATACTGCTGAGATATTTTGCCGTTTTCAAAGCCCCAGCCTGCATATTTCAAAGCCGTTTGACCTGGCGAAAGTCCAGTGACACTCATTTGTGTAACTTTTGCCTTAGCTAAATCTACATCTTTTTGTGCGTTTTTTTTTGCTACATAACCATTTGTAACATCATTTTTTGCGCTTTTTAAGCTGATACAGCAGTTTGATAGGGCTCTTCAAGCGCAGACAACATAGCAAGGGCTTTCTTTGATTCAAGGGCATCATCCATTGAGCCTTTAAGGTCTTTATAAGACTGAATAACATTGCCGTTCCAAGTGATTTCATCGCCTGTAACTCGGTCAATTCATTGGTAATAAATTTTGCTCTGTCCTCGTAGCCTTTTTTGACTTTTCCGTTTTGGTCTACAATACCTTGCAATTCGCCCCACAAATCGTCATAATATTGAAATTCATTTTCAACCTCTGATGCCGCATCTTTCTTACTCTGCACATATTCATCGTTGGCATCTTTAAGCTCTTTGATTTCTTCTTTTGCTTTTTCCTGAGCTTCGTTAAGTTCTTCTTGGGATTGTTTTGCACTGTCGTTAGCCTCTGAAAATGCCCAAATTTCGCCTATAGCACCAACAACTAAACCTGCAACTAATCCCCACAAATTTGCTTTTTGAGCAGTGTTAAGCCCCTCTTGTGAGATTTTAGCGGCATCTGTTGCCGCTTTCAAAGACTTGTAAGCTCCCCACAGATTTTTGATTTCTGTAACTATTTTAGTGGCCTTTTTACCCGACCAAATAGCAGTAGTTAAAACACCAATCTGTTTTAGCGTCGGAATAATATCATCTGTATGCTTGCTCGCAAATTTACAAAGTTTTTTTACCTCGGGGAATAATGATTTGCCAATAGGATTAATAACATCAGTTTGTACCGTTCTGCCAAGACTTTCCCAGTCAGCTTCAACATCGTCGTACTTGATGTCCTTAATTTTTGCATGGTGTTTTTGGTCTTGTCGGCAGAGCATTAACTTTCATCAGAGCTTTTACGCCGTCAATGCCCAAATCTTCCCACATCGTGCCAAAGAGGTCTACACCTGCCTGATTTTGCTTAACCTTGTCATCCATCTCAAACAGAGCTTTTAAGACCTCTGATGTTGCTGATTTTGCACTGTCTCCGCCTTTTGCAAATCTTGCCTGCAAATCCTCAATACTGCCTTTTGTACCTTTTCCCGCAGATTCGAGGTTTGCAAGATTTTCTTTCGCTGTTTTTAAAGCTTCAGAATACTCTGCGATTTTGTCGGCATTTTTTTGCTTTGTTAATTCACTCGTTGAATCATTAAAGCCTTTTTGCTCCTCTTTTGCATAGTAAAGATTTTTTTCGAGCTTTGCGACTTCGTCCTTGGCTTTTTGAATGTCCTCAGCCGAGCTTTTGCGCCATAGCCGAGAAGAGCAAATCCCTCTTGCGTACTTGAGGCGGTATCCTTAGAGCGGATGCCAAATTCTTTCATCGCATCGCCGAGCTTGTCGATACTGAAAGTACCTGCTTTAGAGCCATTTTCAAGCGAATTAAAAAATTCATTTGCATCATAGCCGAGTTGCTTATAATGTACGGAGTATTCATTGATTGTATCGAGCAAATCGCCGTTTTTGTTAAGGCCTTTTTGACTGCCCTGAGCAATAAGGTTAAACGCTTCATCGCCCGTTACGCCAAACTGCTCCATAAGCATGTTGACCGCTCTCAATGTTTCGACAAAATCATAATCGTATGTATCTCTCAATGTAAAGAGATTTTCGGTCATATCTTTAAGCTTACTTGGATTGGTCTCGTTCGTTGTCTGCTTAATTAAAGCAAGGACATTTGCAACTTCTTCCTGAGATTCGCCGAAATTTCCTGTGTAAACATCTTCAAGGACATTTTTGTACTTTGCCATCTCCTCGGCGGTCAAGCTGCTTGTGCCTGCAAAGAGTTTAGCGCCTTTTGTTCGCCGTTTGCGCTTACAATTGCGCCTGTAACAGCTCCGCCAATTGCCGTTGCTGTAGCAGTAGCTTCTTTTAATGCACCACCAACAGCAGATTTAAGGTTGTCGGCTGAGGATTTAACCTCATCCATTTCTTTCTTGACCTTGGATAAATCAGTTTTATTCGACTTATTTTCAAGGTTTTCAACCCCATTGGCGACTTTATCAAATTCGTCTCTTGTCTTGTCGAGTTGTTCGTTAAAGGAGTTGAGTTTGCTTTTGGTTTTTTCAACTTCACGCTGATAAGCTCTATACTGTTCGGTTGAGATTTCGCCGTTTTTTGCCTGTTCTTCAACCTGATCCTGTACATCAAGTAATTGATTAAGAGCAGACCGACTCTTATCAATCTGCTCTTTCAATACTTCTTGTTTTTGAGCGAGCAGAACGGTGTTTTCAGGGTCAAATTTTAACTGCTTATTAATCGCAGTCAGTTCTCTCTGCAAGCTCGAGGATGAGGACTGCACAGCTTTTAAAGATTTCTGCAAGTCTATCGTATCGCCTGCAATCTTAACGGTAATACCTTTAATTGTAGATGCCATATCTGTCCTCCAATTTCCTATATCGGTTCATAAACTCACTGTACTGCTCTTCCGAGATTTCTTTACTTTCAAATCTTTCCGTTACGAAAGGCAATACAGATTTCATTTTCTGATATTTTTCTTCATCCTCATGGATATTTTTATTATTTCGCAATGCAAAATAGGTTTCGGTATAATCCAACACAAAACCTATTGTAAATCTTTGTAAATCGGCGACAGTCAGACCACACCTGACGCATAAGATAAGACCTCTTTTGCCGTCAGGAAAGTTTTAAATCCGTTTAGGTCGCTGTCGCTGTCACTTTTGGGCTGTCGCTTTTTAAACTGTCAATAATAAGGCTGATGATTGTATCTGTTGCCGAAACAGCGTCCTTAATGCTGATTTCTTTCGCCCAAGTCTTAAAGTTGGGAATTGTATCGTCTGCCGTCTTTGCCGCTGCCCATAAAAGCTTTACAGCAGAGCCAAATTTAACATCATTGAGGTTCTTAACGAGAATACGGTCGGCATCACGCAAAAAGCTGTGACCTTTGAATGTGTCCTCGTAGATGAGCATTGTGTAAGCCGTAACCTCAACCTCAACATTTTTATCGTTAATAACAACTGTGTCTTTCATTAGCTCTTAGCCGCCTTTGTAGTGTCTGATGAGGCCTGATCTGTAGGAACTGCCGATTTTGCAGCCTTTACAGCCTTTACAGTAGGAGTTACAACATTTTCCGGCAGAGTGTCGGCATAAGATGTATAGCGTACAAAATCATTGTCAGGGCGTGGTTTTGCTGTGACTGTAAAGGTCGGGAACTGTGGATCGAAATTGCCTTCCGATGTTTTGTCATTTCTGGTCGCTCTTGCAGCTGTGCAGTCGAAATAAGTGTCAATCTCGTAAAGCTTGTCACCTTTGTATGTTTCCTTGGCAACAAGAAGAGCGAATCTCGGCATCACTTTGATACCGCCCTTCTCAATAATACCGCCTTCTGTGGCTTCATCGTTACCGAACCAATCTTTTTCGATGTTGTCGACTGCTGAAATAAGCTCAAGACTGATTGTATAGCCGCCGTTCGCACTTGCTACAATAATAGGCAAGCCGTCAGCGTAGATCGTGTTCGAATCGCCGATGGGCTCTGCACCGATACTTCTGCCGCCTGCTTCATCGGATTTAAACCAAATCGGTGTTCCGTATGTAATTTCGCCTGCGCTGCTTTCTGTAAGTACGGCATAACCAACTTTTCTGATAGTTTTGTTCATTAATAAGCACTCCTTATGTTTTTAGATTCTTTTAATTCCGCTCAAATCACCGCCACCAAAAGCTTCCGATGATTTAATGAGCATTTTTATTCCGCTTTCAAATTCGCCGTGAATTTTTTCTGTTGCCGAAGCAATATGCACCTTTGGCTGTACCGTTCCGCCTTTTTTACCTCTCTTTTTACGAGCTTTTTCAAGAAGATGTGTAAGCCGATACTCAGGTTTAGCGGCATAAACCGTTTTTTCATAAAACCTGAATGTTTCATTCGTGATTTTCACTCTGAATGATTTGCGATATTTTTTTCTTCTGCCGACAGGTGCATTTTTCTTGATTTCGTTTTTAAGTTCTTCGGCTTTTTCATCAACCAACAATCTTACGCCCATTTGCACATCAGCCGAATAGGTTGCAAGCTCTTTCGATAGGGCGTCTCCGAGGCGGTCGATGCCGACTTTTTTGTAATCACTCATCAAAAGTCACACTCAAATTGTAATAACTCACACAAAGTTTATTCGTTATGTCCCACGCTCGGTTCGGCTTTTTCCAACCTAAGCCGTTTTCGTTGAGCCACTCCTCAAACTTCGTCTCGCTCTTGTGGTCATCTCTTGCGGTGTAGAGTTCTATGATGATTTTTGCAGTTTTCCAAAGGCATTTACCGTCTGCGTAAATGCCTGTTTCCTCGTCTTTAAAGTAAACAAGATATGGAGCAGGGGTTGACTTGTTGTAATCTGCCTCCACACACTTAAAACCACAAGACTTTATGAGTTCAACAAATTCATCGTAGTTTTTAAAAAACATCTGCACCACCCTCATACAGTCCCCTCTGCGACAGGCTCAAGATTGAGCAAGGGGGATTTTTGCTTTTATCGTGCTGTATTTGCTCAATCTTGAACCTTGTGCCGTCAATGATGACCGCCATATCCGTTCTCAAGGTTTCATCTTTGTGGATATGGATAACCTTTGACAGTTCAATATCGTTCTGCTTTGCTCCGTAAAACCGAGTTACTCCAATTTTTTCGTTGCCAAAACGATACTTTTTCAAACTGTCGGTGATGATGTCATCGTTTTCATCCGTTTCATAGATTTTTGCAACACCGTCATTAAAGGTTAAAAAATCAATGTTATTCTTCGGTATCATATATTCGCACCTCATATTCCTGCCTTAATTTCAGAATTTCGCTTTCAAAACTATGGTCGAACATTTCAACAGCATTTGAGTATGCGTATCTACAATAGTCAAACAACAAACTTCTGGCCCTTGTCGGTCGTTCAAAGTCCTCATCAGTAAGCAGAGGGTTATAATCGCGGAGATGCTGTTTTCCATTGGCTATAATTAACTCAATTTTTGACTTTGTGCCTTCATCTGTTTCAATGTGTTCGCGATCAAAATCGAGCATATTAACTACATCGTTCATAATTCCCATTGTTCAACACCTCCGCGATAAATTAAACTGTCGTTGTCTGATTGAGAGTTACCTTGATTTCAGCAGGATTGAGCGCTGAAATATCGAGCTTAAGAAAATCGTTTGTGTGAAGCGAAAAGCCTGTTGCATAAGCTTTAACGAGGTAAACTCTGTTATCTTCAAGAAACTGGTACTGGTCAGAGTAATCAAGCTTACCTTCCTTGCCTGTTGAGAGGCAGGCTTTATATCTTGAAAGCTGACCAATAACGGCAGTACCTTCTGTAACCATTTCTGACGGATAAACATTCGTCGGGAAGGGGAAGAGGTTGTTTTTATACGAGCCGTCGGTTGCAAGCACCGTAGTCGCAGGAATAATCTTTGTGAGATAGTCCACAGGATTAACGATGAGGTCAACCGATGTGATGTTGTTTGTCTTACCGCCCTTGCCTTTTGCGAGCTTTGCAACAACATCCATATACGACTTCACATCAAGGCTTGTGAGCTTTGTTGCTGTCTTTTCTGTGTAAGCGTTTGCCTTTACTGCTCCTTCCGGATCTTTGAGCATACCGATAGGTTTGCCGTTACCGTCGCCGTTGATGAAGCCGTCCTCAAGCGCGTATGCAAGTGCATCGGCGAGGATTCTGCGGACATATGCGTCGATGTATGTAGCACCGAGGTCAAGCATATCTTTTGGAACCGGAACAAAGGCGCTTACCTTTGATGTTGAGAAGTCCTTTTCCTGAATTGTGCCTGCAAGCTCCTGTGTGATTTTGGAATTTAGTGCGCCCCACGCGGCAAGCTGTTTTGTGTCTGTGGCAAAGATTGCCTTAACAGAGCCGTAGGTGTTTTCGATGCCGATTGCATCGAGAAGCGGATGCGTGCTTGTGATGTCATCAAGCACAGAATCAAGAATTGTCTGGGGAATTGTAACATCAAGACCAGTGAGAGCCTGCTTAACATCGGCAGATTTTGCCGCTGTGACAAAATTGTTATAGAACTTCTGCTCTGCCGATGTAAGCTGTCTGAATCCTCTCTTTGCAAGGATTGTGTTATCGGCAGTTTCGCCGATTTCCTGTGCAACGGAAATAATTGACTGCTGAATGCTCTCCGCATACTCGTTGAGAGCGTTTGTCATCTTTGTTTCGTCTTTTGATTCAAAAGCGTCTTTAAAATTCTGTGCAAACTGTGCTTTTGCGTTTGCAAGTAAATCAAGATTTTTCATTTTTTCATCTTCCTTTACAAATAATTTTTGGTTTTAAAAAGTTCTTCAAAAAATTCAAAGCTATCCTTTTCTTTCGGTTCAGCCTGTGGTTCGGGCGGTGTCTGCGGTTCAGGCTTTGTTCCGAGCATTTTTAAAAGCTCTGCCGCTGCCTGTTTTGCTTTTGGATTTTTCTTCTGCTGTGCATCGTTAACGATTTCTTTTGATTCCGTTAAATCGACAGGATCAACGATTTCATCACACAAACCAAGGTCAAAAGCCTCTTGTGCAGTCAGAAATGTTTCAGCATCGAGCAACGGTTCAAGCTTTTCTCTTGTAAGCTTTTCGCCTGCGTGAACAAGATAAGAGTTTGTGCTTGCCGTGCTGATTTTTTCAAGCTGTTCAGCGTAATCTCTATGTTCTTTCGCATTTCCGTAACAGCCTCCGACCGCATGATGAATCATCATGGTTGTGTTTGATGGCATTACAATCTTGTCAGCCGCCATTGCGACAACAGAGGCGATTGAACAAGCCATACCGTCAATGTATGCAGTGACGGGCACACTCTGCCGTTTGAGCAGGTTGTAAATAGTTACACCTTCATTAACAAATCCGCCCACGGAATTGATGTAGATTTCAATGCCTTCAATTTCACCTGCTTTTTCAATCGCCTTGCGAATATATTCGGCGCTCGTAGTTGAGCCGTAATAATATCCCCAGCAATCCAGATAGCCCGGCTCAATTTCGCCGTAAATATAAATTTGCAAAACATTCTGATTTTCTGCAATCTGTTTGATGTTGTAGTTTCTGTCTTTCATTTATTCACCACCTTTCAATGCATTTTCCGCTGTTTGATAATTTTTCGTGATATAGTAATCGTTCGCCCATTTTTCAGGGCAAGGGAGCATGTTGCAATATTTTTGAGCTTTCGCAGGAGTTAAAACACCGCTTGCGATTGACTTGTCAAGGTTGTTCGCCTGACTTACGGCATCAATGTGCCTTACCGCTGTTGTGTCAATCAACAGATAGTTGCCTTTGTTAAATTCAGCACCGCCGAATCTCTTTTTGGTGATTTCCTGTTCAAACATATTTGCAATCGGATCAATCGCATTTCCAATAGCACAATCCAGCGCATCAGACAATTGCGAGGCTTCGCCGCTCAAAATTGCCGGCGGAATGTGCAAAGCGTTTCCGACAATCGTGTACGCCTCAGCTTTTAACTTCTGGATATCGTTAATCTCGCTGTTTGTAGTCTTTCCGGCATCGGTTGAGGGTTCTGAATATTTCATACCCTTAAAAATTGGCATAACAGCGTTTTTGTTTGAGTAAAATGATTTAAACTGCTTTGACAGCACTTTGTTGTAGGTTTCGGCAAAATTTTCATCGCCAAAGCTGTAATTTTCAAGTTCCAAAATGCCTTTATGTCCGACCGCTTTGTTATATCTTTCCTGAGCCGATAACATTAACTGCTCATATGTATTGCACATATCAGATAACAAGCCGTTCAAAGCAAAGTTATTATATCTGAGATAAATTACTTCACTTTCAAAAAAAAGTTCGCTGATATGTAAAATTTCGGCAAGTAATACCGCTGAAAGAATCATCAATCAATGCGTGTTCTGTTCTCGAAAAACTGTCCGCAATTAAAAGCTGATTATCAGCGGATTCGACAATTAAAAGCTCGTTGTCAAAAATCAACTTTGCAACAGCCTGCGTAAAAAATTCGATTTTGGTTTGATGCTTATTCGGCGAATAGTTCCAAAGATAATATTCAGCTTTGCGACTTTCTCGGTTATTGCTTACCGTCACAAATTCGCACTTTGCCAAACTTCGAGCAATAAAATCAATCGCCGTAAATAAGGCGAGTTCCGTCAGGTGAAACCTCTGTTCATCAACTGTTGAGCCGTCCTCATTAAATTCCGCTGCAACGGCATCTTTTCTAAAAAGATTTTTCACCCAGTTTATTACTTTCATTTTTTCACCTGCCTTTTAAAATACAATTGCTAAAATACAATTGCATTAAAACAATTTTTGAGTTTGTCAACCGTCATCGGCTGATTTTGTTTCAACAAATCAAGCTGTGTATATGCGGCAACAAATGCCATAAATCCATCTGTTTTTCGTGATTTCGGCTCAATCTTGCCATAGATAATATTGCCGTTTTTATCCTCAACGGCAGAAGTATTGTTTGTGTACCAGCGCATAAGTGCCGAATCACCCCAAACAATACGGTGATTTGCAAAATCAGAGGCAATCAGAGGAGCTACAAGCATTTTATCCGAAGGTCTTACAAGTTTAAGGTTATTTCGTCCTTTACAATCACATTCAAAACCTAACTGCATTAACGGCTCTTTGAGTAATGTATAACGGTAACTGTCCAATGCTCCACCAATGATGTTGTAATGCTTTTTTTGCTCTCTCAACCAATCGGATACAATTTTGGGAGGTATCTCCGCCCCGTCAACCCTTTGTAAATCCGGCTGTTGAGCATACGGAAAACTAATCCTGCCCAAGTCCGCTGATTGCGAACAATACCACGAAAACGGCTTCCATACGATTTCACCGTCAATTAAGAACATTAAACCTATTCCCAAAAAGTCGGTCGTTTTCGTATAGTCAATACCAAAAACACACGGTTTACCTTCTAAATCGGGCAGAGGTCTGTTCGTGGCTTTGATGTTTTCCCACGAGGTTACAGGATTTGCTTCCGTTCCCTGTGGGCGGTTCATTCTTTTCGTCATGAATGAAGAGTTATTATTCGGATCAATTTTCCAATTTTCATATTCCTTCCGAAGCTCTCGGAGTAAATTTGGAAAATACTGCAAGCTTGGATTTGCTTTGTACCAATTTTGCTCGTCATGAACCTCTTTGTCATCGTTCAAACGGCAAATAAAATAAAGCGTGCCGTTATCGGGCGCATCGCCGTTCAAGACTTCAAGTCTCGTGCAAATTCTTGGTCAAGCGGACCGTCTCTCACATATCCCATTGTTGTGGTTGTCGTAGTTCTCGGGAGTGGCTTTTTTCCTAAACCGGTGACAAACACGTCAATAAGCTTGTAATTTTCATATGCGTGTTTTTCATCAAAATCGACCTTGCCCGGTCTTCCTCCGTCTTTCGTTTTGCTGTTCGATGTTCTGTATCTGATTGTTGAATTTGTTTTTATATTTACAATTTCGGTTTTATTCCACTTAAAATGCCGCTGCATTTTGGTCGAATTGTTTTCCAAAATTTCGTAAATGTCGTTAAAGCTTGTTTTTGCTTGTTCTTCCGAAGTCGCACAAATATCAATGTCGTAGTTTTTTACACCGTTTACCGGCGTTATAAGTGCAAAATCCTCAAAAGCTAAATAGCCGTTTTTGCCTGAACCTCTTCCGACAATAAGTACAAGGTCGGGAAATCTTAAAACACCGGGAGCTGAGTATGTGCAATTGTGCAACGCAAAACAAAACTTTTCCCACTCAAAAAGCTCGTAAGAAAAATATTTCTGCAAAGATAAATACTTTTCAAGCTGTTTTTCATCGACGTAAATTTCCTCGTTTTTAAAGACATTTTCGACAAACTTAATTAGCTGAATTTGTTCACGGCATACACTATATTTACCGCTTTTAACAAGGGCTATGTACTCATCTATGACTTTACAGTTCGTCATCAGATTCACTCTCAACTTTGTCAATCGACAACCCCATTTGTGAGAGAATCGCTAAGCGCTGTTTGTTGTACATTACTGCATTTTTTACCGAGGGGTTGTCCTTAATATACTCTTTACCTGTGGCACTGATAGCTTTGTATGTCAGGCCATTTTTGCGGATGTCAATTTGCATTTTACGCTCAAGCTTCGTGCAAAAAATATAGCTGTCGATTAAATCTCTATAGACTTCAATGTTTGCACCTTTCAAGGTCAGTTGTTCGATTAAGCTGTCTTTGATTTCTGCAATTTTAATTTGTGCCATTTATGCTGCTCCTCTCTCAAAAATTTCTCGCGCACGCACACGAAACCAAACTGTCGTGCCTTTATACCGTTATCCATTGACCTCAGAATTTTTCGATTTTTTACCCGGGGGTATGTTTTTTGATTACCACCGTTCAGCAAACTCATCTTTTAATTTTTTCGATTCGTACTTGTGATGTTCTTTGTAATGACAGTCCTTGCAAAGGCACTCAAGGTTGTTGATGTCAAGAGCAAGGTCAGGCCTTGCTTTGAGATACAGCTTGTGATGTACCGCCTCGCAAGGGCTGTACTTACCCACAGCACGACAGCGTTCGCATTCGTAATGTTCTTTTGCTTTTTTGGCGTCTCGAACTCTTTGCCAATCAGCTGTTAAATAAAATCTATATGCCTTACCCTCACGGATTTGGCGGACAATCCAGTCTGTTGTTACTTTTCGTTTTATCATTACAATTTAATTTTACAACAGGTTTAATCGCTTCTACTGACATCTTTCTTTGTGCAATATGTACAAATGTTAAGCCCACGAAGGTTTGCACAAAGCAATCGTGCCTCTTTGAGCCAGCGGAACACCGTGCGTTCGTCTGTATAGTTATTGACAGCAAACTTGGTCACTCTCAAATTTATTTCACCTTTGTGCAACGGTTTTGTTGGTGCAACAAAGTACACAGCGCTGACAGCTTGACAGATGTAGTTTTTACCGCTGCTTGTTAAAGTATTGAGCGTGTCTATCACAGCAAGCAGGTCAAGTTGTAGCGCTCGGTGCATTGTCTCATCGGCAACGACTTGTGCTTTGTTTGGATAGCCAAGCGAGGCATAAAGTCTAAACTGTGCAATTGTATAGTCTCTCGTCGAATCTCTCAAATTTTTGCACCTCCGAATTTCTTATGCTTGTGAGCATTGGCCAAATATGTAAAGTGAAAAGTCGCACCTGTGAAATCGTTTATCCACATTTCATCTTTGCAGAAATAATATCCCTCAGGGCAAGGCAGAGCTTCTCCTCGTTCAAGCTTTCGATATTCTCTTTTCTTGCCCTCGGTGACTTTGACTTCGGGCTTCGTTAGATTTCTTGATGTTTTTAATCTTTTCTTTCCGCTGACATCTTTGCGGATGTACTTTGCAAGGTCGGCATAGTTTCCGTCTTGGTAGAGCGGAACGAAAATTCTTCCGTTTTTCCATGGCCAACATTCCATTAAAATTTCACGAACGCAATCCTCAATCACAATATGCAAATGCCAATTCTTTCCGAGCTTGCCACATTCGCAGTAGCCGATGTATTTAAACTTGATTTGTTTCTTATCTGTCCTGCGTTTCACTCGCTTAAAAAAATTCGATACAACCCTCTCAAATTCATCTTCGGTAAATTTACCAAACGGAGCGGAGAATCTTGCGAACCAGTCGCCCTCAGAGAAGTTGCAGAGGATAAGCCTCTGTGTGTGTTGTTCTCCTCTGATACGGTTTGCTTTGGCTTGCTTTTCGTTTGTTCGGGATTGATTGATTTGTCGAGCAAGATTTTTCTTGTTGCGTTTACGAATGGACTTGTAATATTTAACCTCAAGCAAAGGGCCTGATTTAATTTCGGCTTTGTATGTAAACATATTTAATCCTTTATTATATATGTTAAAACTAAAACGGTCACTTAATTAATTCCTTGAGCAGGATAGTTAAAGGGTATTTCAACCCTTTTATTTGTGACTGTCTATTGTTCTATTTTCGCATTAAAAAGTCGGATGATATAAATATGCAGTAGTCCGTCTGACCACCGAACTACTGCTTTGTGCAACCTTACCGTTGCAATTGTGTGTTTAATTTTTGGTGCATTTTTTGTAACAACTAAAACAATCAAAAGAAGAAGTCGTCATTTGACTGTTTTTAAATATGAAAATTTACTTTTTACATTTTGTTTTTTTAGATTTTGCATACGGTAAGGATGTTGCCGTGTTTAGATGTCAAAACATTCTTTGTAGCTTTTTGCGATTCCTTGACAATCATCTGACTTAACCGGCACATGACAGGCTACGGTTCTAATGTTGTCAGCATCCAATTCTTTGAAAATTTCCGTTGCTCTCGTTTCTTCTGTCGATTTATAAAACTTAAAGAGCAAATCTACAAACGGTATGTTTCCAAATTTATCGAAAAATACTGTGTCGTTTTCGGTCAATGCTTTTAAGCAATCTTCTTTATATGTATCTGATGCGTCCGATAAAATAAAAAGCTGATTGTAAACATCGTGCTTTGTGAGCAGGTCAATAATCTGTAAAGCTATTGACAACGCTTTCGGATCGTGTTCAGCGATTGCTTTTGATAATTCCGTTAGTTTACAAGAGGTTTCTCTTGTTCGATTAATCCATTCAATGTGCTCTTTGCTTGCAAAAAAAGTGTCCGTCCTAAATCTACGGTACTCTTGTAAAAGCTTATATTTTGCCTTAACGCAAGACTTGGCGGATAGCAATCCTATTTTCGTACAGCTATATACGGCAGACATTGACAGAACAAGCCATCTGTTGAATATATCAAGCTTATTGATTTCATTAACATCAAGAGCGCCGTCAATAAACGCAACAACGAGCTTGTCAAGCTCTGATAATGTTTCTGCCGGTGCTGTCGGCTTGTCTTGTGTTTCCGCTGCAACTGTTTTTTTGGATTCAGCTATTGTTGCTCGCCTCACTTTCAAGCCATTTTCTAATAATTTCTTCATTTCCAAGACAAGGAGCATCACAATTTTCGCAATAACCGCAAACATTGTTATTTAATGTGTCAAGCATAATATCAAGCATAAAATGTGTCATTTGCTCTTTGCTCATTGATTTGATTTTTTCAAAGTTAGTCATTGTTTTCCCCTTTCAGCAGTTCGGGATTGTCGTAGATATTGCCGATTACTTCAATTTGTTTCAAATCTTGATAATATCCAAACGATAAGGTTTCAAGTGTTGAATACACAAGACCAAAATATGCTGTTCCGTTTCTTTGTTCAAACACTACATTATGAACAGTATCACCATATTTTACAATATCCCCCTCAAAAATCTTCGTGCCGTTCTTGTCGGTCAAGCCTGTGTACTGTCCGACTGTGTCAGCGTCAATATGCCACACATTTGAGCTTTCGTTCTTGTATGGCTCTTTGATTACCAAGCCTTTTGGTTCAATACTTAAAAATCCGTACTTCCATTCGTTTCCGAATTTTCCTCTGAATAATATTTCTCTCATCATTTTTCACTCTCCTTACCTGTTTTATTTTGCTTTTCAAAGTAAAATTCAATTGGATTGTCCGTCTTTTGAATCAATCCGTACTTTACAGCTAATCGAAAAATAAAGACTTTTTCGAGCCTCGAAAGCAACTTACCCAATTCCTTTTTTAAATCTTCGACTGTCCTTGTCGATTTGTAAAAATTGCACATTCTGCAAGCAGGATTATAATTTTCGATGTCATTCGCTCCATTGTACCAGTACACGCTCTGTATATGGTCAACCTGCATGTCCTTTAATTTGAGTGTACAACCGCAGTATGCACAGTGACCGCTGTACTTCTCGTAAACTTTAAGCCTTGTTGCTTTGGATATTGATTTTCTCTGACTCAACCAAATCACTCTCCTTAATCAATCATTTTTTCCTCCTAATCTGCGTAATCATACAAACCGAGTGGTTTAATTTTTCTTGCAGCGATTTGCGCTACAAATTCTCCGTAGCTGTAACTTGTGCCGTGCTTTGCGTTGTAATCGGCACAGTAAAGACACATCCTGTCTATTCGGTCAAGTTTCTTCTTCCTACCTCGTTTCTTTTTTTCTTCACTCATTTATATCACCTAATTTTAAATACTTTAATATTTTTTCGCTTGCCTCGTCGCAACCATAACATACAGCGACAGCGTAGCCTTGTTCATTAAGGCTTTTAAGCCATTCGGTTTGTTTTTCGGTTGGCTTGTTTTTACCGTGTTTTAATTCAATAAACAATCCGTGATAGCCTCCACGGCTGACAGGCAAAAACAAGTCAGGCACACCTGCTTTCACTCCCTGCCTTTTTAGGTTGGCCGCTTCAAGTTTATTTCGACTTCCGCCGTTTGGAATGTGAAACATCAAATCAACTTCTGGATATTCTGTTCTGATGAAGGTTGTCCATTGAAATAACTTCCGCTGTTGGTCAGCTTCATACTGTTTCATCGGCATTCCCTTTCTTGTTCTTTAAAATGATTTCGCTTTCAAAATACAATGACCACAACTGTTTTACAAAGTCATCGTCAACTATTTCGTATGCGCAAATAAAGCCGTATGCAACCATTCCAAACTTAACAGCAAAGTAAGGTGTTCCTTTAATGTCTTTTCGTAATGTAAGCACCATTGTTTCATTTGGTGTGTCCATGAAAGGGTTGAGATATGTGCGGTCAATAAACATCAAGCCTTCTTCCGTGCTTATCGGTAGCATTACTTTTCCGTCATATACAATGCTTATATCCCACATTTCGGCAACTGATTCGTTCTGAGTGCAATCTTCCACATTAATTAACGGTTTGCTTTGGCTGATCGTAAAGCTAATCTTATCTCTCTGTGCATCGTTAATGTCATAGAGTTTGCATATGTAATCCTCGTTGAGCCGTGGCAGACCAAAGATAGGATAAACTGCATATCCGTCTGACAACCATTGCTCGCCGACATCATTACAAAAGATTGAAATGTTTTTATTTTTCTTGCATATGTCAAATGCTTTTTTTATTTTCATTGTTTCACCTCTTCATTGCGTTGTATATTTCGGGTTCTAAATCAAATGTTCTTCCGATATATCTAACTTCGTCGAAATTAAAAAACTGATTATATCCATTTTTATTAACTTTGACAACATTGTTATTTATGGCATAATCAGAAACATCATCAATATATATGCTTGAACCGTCTTTAAATTTTATTGTGATAATGTTTACATCCATTTTCTTCACCTAAGCGGACCATCTGCACATGCTCCGCTTTCAATGTCAGAATTTATTTAAAGAGGAGTAAACGAGTTTTATATAACAAGCTGTGCAGAGCTTGTTATCGGTTAATTTATTCGGGTATCTGCACCTGCCCGAATCGGTATTACTGAAAGAAAGTAGATAGGTATGTATTAATTTATCAAAAGAGGGAATATATATATTCTCACAAGTGCAGTTGTGTGATTAACTTATTAAATTTGCCGCCGCAAGAACATTTTGCGGACGTCAGCAAATGTTCTTTTAATTGACTTCGCCTGACGTAAAAATCGGGTGTGTGCCGTCACGGAGCTGGATTTCTTCGTCACTCATCACATAGCCGAGTTTGCAAAGCAGAGCGTAAAATCGGTTAAGATCTAGGTTGTTTTTTCGGCTGATAGTTTTATCCGAATAATTTACACTGATATAACTGAACGAACTGTAATTCGTCTGACACAAAGCGTATGCCGCCGCCATTAACATTCTGCCACTGTTATCGCTCCAATGTTCGTTGATGTAGCTGTCTATGTTTTCATCATCATCTTCAAAGTCGTGTTTGATAATTTCTTCAAAACGATATTCTTGGTTACTGGCTTCTGCCGCCACTTGGGCGACTATAAATTTCACAAGCTCCTGCTTCTTGTTGCTGTCATTGAAATTCGTATCAAGCATAAAGCCTATTCTGAGAGCCTCACAGCGCTCATCTATTTCTTCCGCCTGCTCAACAAGTTCGTCCCACCTCTGCTCTTCAAGCTTTCGCTTTTCTTCTTCGGGATCATTCTTTTCCTGTTTTTTCAATGCTTCTGCGTAAATGTAGATGCTTGAGCTGTACGCAAAATAAAAATATCTTTTTATGCCGTCCGCAAAGTCTTTACCGATTAAATCTTTGAGTTCAAATGCTCCGGTATATTCGTAGTTGCTTGGAATTTCATTGTATTTCTGTACTTTAGTCATTCCTTGTTCAAGACAGAGCTTTTCAATTTTTTCTTTTTCTTCCTCTGTTTCCTGTTTTTTTACAGCAGAATACAAAAGATTGTCAAAGTTATTCGTTCCGATTGATTCGAGCAGTTTATTTCTTGTGTCAATATCCTTAATTTGATTCAATCGGTCATAGTCTGCAAGCGTAGGCTGTCGGATTTGACTTTCCTTGAATGCCTCTTCGTCAAGCTCGCAGAGTTTTACTCTTCTTCTGATTTTGCTTTCGGAAAATCCTGTTTTCTCGGCAATCTCTGCGACCGTATCACCGAGGTCAAGCAAGAGCTGACAGCCTTTGCCTCTTCATACACGGTCAAGTCTGACCTTTGCATATTCTCGGTGAGCATCGTTGACAGTTGTTCCTTTTCAGTCATCTCAACGACAGCACACGGCAGTTCAGTCAATCCTGCCTGCTTTGCCGCTGCTAATCTTCTGTGACCGATAACAACGGTAAAATCCGACTTATCGTCCCAATCGTCATTGTTTGGTACAACAGTAAGATTCTGCAAAATTCCGTTCGCCTTAATGGATTCTGCAAGCTCCGTCACATCGCCGATAACCTTTCTCGGATTATCGGGGTGCGGATAAAGTTTTTCAACCTGTATCATTTGTAATTTAGATTTCTTGTTCATTTTTATAATCTCCTTGATTTTCGCAAGGTCATCTGATACAATAATGTTAAACTGTATTTATACATTGCAGATAGCCTTGTGCTATTTGCCGACCGTTGATTGTAGTGCAAGCAATCAACGGTCTTTTCTTTTGTGTTTAAAATGTAATCAATCATATGCAAACACGCTTTAATGTTTACAGCCGATGGATTTAATAAGCGTTCACGCATATCCTCGAGTATCTTCGGTATGTTGTCGATAAAATCAATTGTGTAACCTGTGTTCTCGTAATTGTAAAGTTTGCGAATGCAGCCGTAAAACTCGTTTGGTACATCTTTGCAGTCGTGCATTTTGCCGTAGATGTCCTTGACTTTGATTTCGCTGTCTTGATTTAAAGTTAATCTTTTCATCGCTTACACCTCTTTGCTGATAAAATCTGTAGCACGATATAGCGTTACGCAATCCCCCTCAAGGTCGTCATCGTAATACTGCGCTGTCTCATCGCCCATCGCTTTAATTATCACGGCGTAGTAATCTTCTTCCCATTCTTTCGCAGCTTCAATTATTTCGTCGAGCGTAAACTTGCCTTTGGCTTTTCTGAGCTTCAAATGCCAGCGTCCCTCAACATCATATCCGCTTTCGACTGTTGTCCCTTTTTTCATTTGCGGACACCCACACATTCAAAACCGAAGGATTCTGCCTCTGCTGATTCATACATTGAAAGTTTTTCACAGAGTTTAGTATTCTCGTTTTTATAACCTCTTAATGCATATTGAGCGTTTGTGCTATTTTCTTCGGCTTGGGATTTATCAAGGCGAGCTTTTTTTAACTCATTTTTAAGATTTTTGTTTTCTTCTCTTAACTCCTTAACATCTTTGAGCAGTTTTCTGCGTGTCGGGTAATTTCTTAACCACATTTGTTACACTCCTTTTCAGTTAATGCTGTATAGATTTCTCTTTCTACGAGCATGCAATCTTTGACTTTGCAAAGTGTGAAATAAAGTATCGGTTCAACGGTTTCGCCGTCTGAAAGTCGTACTGCATAAAAATCGTTGTTTTTTATGTACCATTTGCCATCTGAGGCTAATACAAAAATATCGCCTTTTTTCAAGTCTTTAAAAGCGATATGTTCACGGTTATTCGCACGGTTATTTGCAATGATTTCCATATATTCACCTATTCTTTCATTTATTTAGTTTTCGACATCTCGTATGGATGTCGATTTTGTGACAGATGTAATTAAAAAAAGTCATAATTCTTAGAGCGTTCGGCTCGGCGGTTGTCGCACTTTGATTTGTACTCGAGGTATTTTTCACAATCTGTATGACATCTTGTCGTCCGTATCTGACAGCCGTAGCACGGCGAATTTATCATTTTTACGCCGTCCTTTCGTTGATTGTATTTCCGCTGCCGATCAATTTGTTGAGCAGTGTAGCCAGTAAGGATATATCTGCACCGCTTGCATAGGCCTTTAGCCGGTCAATCGGTATGTTATAGCTCCAACGCCCTTTGTCGCTCTGTACGGCTGAACCGATAGGCAAGGTTTGTTTTTTTAAGCCTTCATAAACATAATTGAGAGCAACTCCGAGATATTCAGCCGCCACGGTCGGCGGTACATCTCTGTACTCCTGATTTGTTTTAGGGTTGATAAGGATTTTGTCGTTCATTTAATAATCACCTCTTACTAAGTTCGAGATTATCGTAGATATTGCCGATTACTTCAATTTGTTTCAAATCTTGATAATATCCAAACGATAAGGTTTCAAGTGTTGAATACACAAGACCAAAATACGCTGTTCCGTTTCTTTGTTCAAAAACTACATTATGAACAGTATCACCATATTTTACAATATCCCCCTCAAAAATCTTCGTGCCGTTCTTGTCGGTCAAGCCTGTGTACTGTCCGACTGTTTCGGGGTCTACCGCACCATAGCTGCCTAAAACGGTTGCATCGGGTGTTATACAGCAACCTTGTTTAGTCACAAGCAAATTGCCCTCTGACCACTTACCGTTAGCTATCATCTTGCCCCTGAATAAATATTCTCTCATCGCTCTTCACCAATCCTCTCCGTCAAAACTTAATTGCCCCGGTAAAACACCATCCTGCATCCACCAATGGAAGACCTCAAGTCCATTAGCGTGTTGTGTAGCTTTGCCTCTTAGCTTTCTCACTTCAAGCATCTTGTCGAATGCTCTTATATACATTTTTCGGTACTTGGGATATCGTGCAAATTCCGCAAATCTCTTCTTACTTGCCATCGGACAGCCAATGCATCCAACGCGGTCAAATCCACAACTGTATAACGGATTAAGATTAATGTGTTCTTGGTTGATGTACTCCCAAACATCACTATCCGACCAGTCACTAATAGGTTGAAGATTATCTTCCCTTGTAACTGACAATGCTCAACTATCTGCCTCTTATCGTCATTGTCATTGTTAAGGACAATTCTATTTGACAGATAGAAGAATAAGTTTCGATTATTCCCTTCGACCGTCTTTTCGTGCTTTCGGCTCTTCGCACTCCTGTGGCAATAGCACGATTCTTACCGCCTGTTTCTTTCAGAATTGCACAACAATATCTTACTAACCTTGTGGGTGGAATACCTTTTTTGCACTATCAGTGACCACATAGATGTTCCGGCTTTCCCTTGTTATCTTGCATATCAATGTTGCATTTTATGCCTTTA